CAACCTAGTCAAAGCGGTGTGGAAGCATTTTAAGAGGGAAGCACAGTTCGGTATGTGGCTAGTCATACTAGCTGTAATAGCCATAATCATAATTTTTTGTAGATAGGAGGTATTATGTTTTCATTAGATCCGTATATCATCGAATTTGTGGCAGGCAATGTCATTGCGTGTTTTCTTTTTCTCGCGCTGATCAAAGGCATTGCTAAACTCACACCGAACGTATTGGATGACAAAATTGCTACACTTTTGGGGCAGTTGTTTAAGATCATTCCCAAACCGGATAAGACCCAGAAGGGTAACGCTCTGATTTCCGTACTCATGATCATCTTCCTTATCACGTTTCTTGCCGGGGCTATCGCAGGATGCTCTTTCGGTGTCAAGAAAAGCCTTCTTGTGAGCCAAAAGACTTTCAACGAGATGGTGATTGATTACCGAACTTACTACAAAGCTACGTCCCCGGAGGAGCAGGCCGATCTTGAGAAAAATATACATCCCAAGATCATTGAGGCCCTTAAATTGCTTGCCGGCATTAATGAGGCCGTGCGTCTCGGGATAGAGCCTTCGCAGATAGACAAGGCACGATTCCGGGAGCTCCGGTTTGAGCTTTACAACAAATTACCCAATATATTCCCTAAGATGGAGGGCACATCATAATGACACCAGCACACCTTATGCTTATTGACATGCTCGTGGAGCAGGTCATTTCCATAGGCGGACGCATTGCCAAGGTCAAGGATATGAAGGAAGAGGAAGTTAATGAGGCGCTCAAGGTAGAAAACGAGCGCAGCAACCAGCTCAAGGATTTACTTGAAGCTGACCTCAAGTGAGTAACCCTCATGGCAGGCCGACCCCGCGAATTCAAAGAAGAGTATATCCGGCAAGCCCTTATTGCCTACCAAGAGGGCTTTACCGATGTGAAGTTCTGTAAGCTCATCAACATTTCGCGGGACAGCCTCAATCGATGGCGGCGAGAATATCCTGAATTCGGGAAGGCGGTTCAGCAGGGGAAGGATGAGTATGATAGCGAAAGGGTAGAAAAAGCCTTACGGAAACGAGCCCTTGGTTATTCGGTTAATGAGACTACTCGTGAGGTTTTGATTGTTGGTAAGGGCAATGAACGCACGATAGTCGATGACAAATTACGAGTTACAAAACGAACTAGGAAACACATTTCCTCAGATCCCACTTGCATGATCTTCTGGCTCAAAAACCGGAACAGGGCCAGGTGGAAAGACATTAAGGCAATCGAGGCCTCGGGACCGGACGGGGGAGCAATACCTATTGATCTAACATCATTACTGAAAGATTTGACCACAGATGAACTCAGAATACTTAAAGACATTGCCGCTAAAGCTGCTACAGCCGGAAATAGTTGATTCCGAACTGTGCAGACGTGATTTCCCCACTTTCGTCCGGGAGTCCTGGCCGATAATTGAGCCCGGTGTGGAGTATCAGCACAATTGGCATATCGAGCTGATCTGTGACTACCTGGAGCGGGTTTTCCGGGGTGAGATCACGCGGCTTGTTATTAATGTGCCCTATCGTTCCATGAAATCAACCCTATGCTCTGTTATGTTTCCTGCCTGGGTCTGGCTCAATGATCCTTCCAAAAAGTTTCTCACCGGATCGCACAAAGAAGAGCTTGCTGTCCGGGACGCACTCAAGACACGCCGATTGATACAAAGCAGATGGTTTCAAGATAGATGGGGTTCTGAAATTGTCTTCACTTCTGATCAGAACCAGAAACGGCGATATGAGATAAGCGGGACCGGGACTCGGATTATCTTTGGTATGTCAGGCGGGATCTCGGGCGAAGGCGGTGATATTTTAATCATTGACGATCCTCACGATGCGAAAAAGGCCATGTATTCTGAGGCTGACCGTATAGCCGCCCTTGATACCTTTGATAATTCCCTAAGCACACGACTCAATGAGCCCAAGGACTCGGCCATTATCATAATCCAGCAACGAGTGCATTTAGACGATCTTACCGGCCACGTGCTCAAAAAGGGGAATAGCGATTGGGTGCATGTGCGGATACCGTTCAAATATGAGCTGCAAGATGCGATGCCCGAAGACCCCCGGGAAACAGAAGGGGAGTTTTATTGGGAAGATCGTTTCGGCGATACTTTCTATGAGGAAGCACAACGATTTCTTGGCAGTTATGGTATAGCCTGCCAATTACAGCAACGTCCAGCGCCCCTTGAAGGTGGGATCATAGAAATGGGATGGTTCAAGCGGTATCAGCACCTACCGGCCAAAGATCAATGGGTCATGTTCCTGCAGGTCTGGGATACCGCACAAAAAGCAGATGAGCTCACAAATTCCCCCTGGGTATGTGGTACCTGGCTCATAACTTACAATAATTATTATCTGATTGATGTTTTCCGGGAGTGGCTTAACTATCCGGCAGGAAAGCGAGCCCTAAAAGCCCAAGTCAATAAATGTCAATTACTTTTCGGTCAGCAGCCGAACGCCATAGTGATCGAGGACAAGTCAACTGGATCTTCTCTTTTACAAGAGGTCGAGGGATTGCCTTTAATAGCCTTTGAGCCTGATGCGGATAAGATCACTCGCCTGGCCACTGAAACCCCGGCGATAGAAGCGGGAATGGTTTTTCTGCCCGAAGAGGCCACTTGGTTGACAGAGTTTGAGCTTGAATTGCAGAACTTCCCAAATACGGCAACCAAAGATCAAGCCGATATGGTGAGCATGGCCTTGAAGTATCTCAGGGAGAAAGTAGGCGTTCAATGGGACGGTGGTTTCGGAGTAGGTGAAACCGTAGCAAGTGGAGCGGATTGGTAAAATGAGCAGACTTAGCGCAGCAATACAGGCATTCAAGAAACCGGATATTCTGGAAAAAGAAGCGGGCACGCCCAAGGCCGGGGAGATTGGCGTTGCAAGCAGCAGTCTCTACAGTCTCGGCACATTCCATGATTATGACCCTGATGATCTCAAAATTAGAAAGGGAAACTGGGTCTATAAGAACATGGTCAAGGATGATCAGGTCAAACCTACCTTGCAATTTAAGATTAATGCCGTTTTGAGCCGTGACTGGTATTTTGATGTGCAGACAGATGATAATGGAAATCCGCGTAAGGACCATGAGGAGATGGCGGACTTTTTTGACTATGCAATCAAGCAGATCAGGGGCAGTTTCTCCGATAAGCTCATCGAGATACTTTCCGCATTCCAGAACGGATATTCCATGGTCGAGAAAGTCTTCCAGCCCATCACATACGATGGGAAGGCATATTGGGGCCTTAAAGACTTAAAGCTCAGGCCGTTTGAGACATTTGATGGCGGCTTTCAACTCGACCAGCACGGCAATATTGAAAAAGTCAGTCAAATTGTGGGAGGACGGCGAAACCAAATACCCATCACAAAGATTATCCATTTTGTGCATCAACCGGACATCAACCGGATTTATGGTGAGTCTGATCTCCGGGCCTGCTATCGATCCTGGTGGTCAAAGGATATCATAATCAAATTTTACAATATCTTCCTCGAGCGCCATGCAAGCGGGTTTATCTGGGCGCAAGTGAAAGGGAATTTGTTAGGAGATGATAAAACAAACCTTGAGAATTTGCTTAATAATATCTCTGCACGGATGGCAGCGCACGTACCGGATAGCATAAAACTTGAGCAATTTCAACCCGTTAGAACAGACGCATTTGAGAAGGCCATAGGTTTACATAATCGCTCTATAGGCAGGTCAATTTTGGTCCCGAATCTTCTGGGGCTATCAGAAGAAGGACGGACGGGCAGCTATAGCCAATCACAAACGCAACTCGAGGCGTTTTTCTGGATTTTGGATATCATAGCAAACAGGCTGCAGGAGGCCTTGAACGAACAGTTATTCAGACAACTAGCGATTTGGAATTTTGGCACAGAGGATTTCCCCTGGTTTCAATTTGAGCCGATTTCCGATGCACAGAAGGCAGAGATAGCAAAGCAATGGTCCGAGCTTGTGAGTAAGGGAGCCGTGACCAAGAGCGATACCGATGAGGCGCATGTCAGGAATATCATGGGCTTTCCCGAGAAGGCAGAGGAAGAAGAAGAGCCGGAAGAAATACCGGGAGAGGTCCTGCCCGGTGAGGAGCCGCCCTCCGATGAGGAAATTGAAAACTGGATCTCCGCGCAACCAAAGGAAAAACAGGAACACATCAGAAAGGATTTTGCGGATCGGCCCTGGCTCAAGCGTGTAGATTATACAGCTATCAAAGGAACGCTCGATGACCAGGACGGCAAATTTGTTGATGATCTCAATGACAGCATGGCTCAGGCCCAGATGTCTCTTGAAAAACAGATTACCAATATCGTAAGGGACCGCTCTCTAGGCAACGTGCAGCTTAAAGAATTACTTGGCCTCGGGATAAGCAAGACTATTATGAGCAATCTCAGGCGCAATATACGAAAGAATCTAACCGTGGTACTTGAAAACGGATATGAGCTGGCCCGCAGGGAACTGCCTAAGAAGGTGCAGGCGAAAGCAATCCGGCCCGGCATGGATAAAGACCAGGTTGAACGCTTTCTGGCATCTAAAGCCTTTACGATTGCCGGTGTGATGGAGCAGGATGTACTAAAGGGCGTTCAGGGCGTGCTTGAGAATGCGATAAAATACGATAAGACGCTAAGACATACTATGCAGGCAATGCTAGATGATACGGCATTGCTGGGCATGCTCCCCAGGGTAGATGCTGGGGGGAAGGCCGTTAATGTCCCGGCCAGACTAGAAAACATTGCTCGCACAAATACCGCCGATGCACTAAATCAATCACGACAGGCGCTTTTCGGACAGCCTGAATTCAAGGGCTTTGTCCTAGCCTATGAATACAGCGCGGTTCTGGATGATCGGACATCGGAGATTTGTGAGTATCTGCACGGCATGGTAAGGAAAGATTGGGGAAGTTATTTGCCCCCGAATCATTTTCAATGCAGGGCGATTCTTGTCCCCGTGACCATTGTTGATGAATGGGACGGCAAGGAGAGCGGGAAACCGAGGCTTGAGCCTCAGAAGGGGTTTGCTTAGGATGCTTTCTTCATCCTCTTTCGAATCCCATAGGCACCAATGAGCAAAAGAATGACACCGAAAGCGATTTTGAAACCATCAGCAGGCGGGATAATGCCCAGGAAGATAAACACGGCACCTGCTAACTCAAGACCGATTGTGAGGGGCTTTGTCATAGGAGACTCCTTTTGATTACATTAAAAACCATAACGACCATTGAACTATCTAACATATGTAATCTCAAATGTCAATATTGCATTAATAGGTTGCTTGTAAAAGACCCAAGCAGGGAGCCGGGCATCATGACAGATCGGGTTTTCGATAAAAGCCTTGAGCTTTTACAAGAGCTTTGCAACCGGGGCACGCAAATGGAAATCAATATGAACGGCACAGGTGAATCGTTTCTGGATCCACAACTTGTCAAACGGACTAAGGCAGTCAAAGAGATAATGGGAGATCGGTCTGTTTGCATGTGTACTAATGGTGTGAACATGACTTATGAAGTTTGTAAGGGCCTCAAGGATGCGGGCCTGGATCAACTTGACCTTTCTCCGCACTCTGCCGCGCATGCACGCAAGGCAGCAGCGATTATGTTAAAAGTAGGCATTCCGGGCGTTCTTAATAACGGTGTTATCGTATATACCCATAATTGGGCCGGACAGCTTGAGCCTGAAAATCAGGTGCCCTGTATGCTAAGTTTTCAGTGTGACCCACTCATGGAGGGGAGGGGCTATGTGCTCAAGGAAGGAAATATCACACCTTGCTGTTATGACTATCGTAATCTCGGCGTGTTTGGCACTGTCTTTGACGATGATATTCTTATTCATCCTATCAGATCTTTTTCTCTCTGCAAAACATGCCATCAGAAGATACCCGAAGACCTTATGCGGGAATTTGCGATGGAGAATCAAGGTACTGACCAAGAGCTTATGAGGATGCAGGCATAATGCTTGAAATAGCACATCCACATATCAAGAGCCGTGAAATCACGATGGTAATAGAAGAGTGCGACAAGTGGATTCTGGACGAAGGTGTAAGATACATGGAGAATTTCAACGGCTCCCATGAAACCATGCTTGAACTAGGTGCTCATATTGGAATCAGCACCTTATATTTTGCAGCAGAAAAGGGCTTCAAGCGGATTCTGGCAATCGAAGCCTTTTTTGAGAATTTCAGAAAGTTGGTAACGAATACATACAGCAATCATTTAGGGGGCATCATTGCCCCCATGTGGGCGGCTGTTGCGCTAAAGACAGGTGAGGCCAGGACTTTGTTCTGGTCAGACTCACAGTCTAACCATGGACAATACGGGACTTTCTTTAGGTCTGACAGACATATCAATGCGGGCTTCACTCAGACGATAGCATTTGAGCATGTTCTATCACTCTTTGATACTATTGATGTCTTGAAAATAGACATAGAGGGCGGGGAATATGAGATATTTAGTCCTCGGGATAGCTTGAAAGACGCATTGAAACGGGTCAGGTTTTTGGAATTAGAGACACACACCCCGGCCCCTGGATTTTTCAAGGATGATGAGTTTGCTCAATACGGATATCCGCACCAGGCCACGGCAAACACAATATTGAAAGCGTTTCTCAAGGATTGCGGATTTGACTTGGAATTCAGAGGCGAGACAGGGGGCGGGATGCAGGGATATAATAGAAACTTTAAGGGATGGAAGCTATTCGATGCAGCCAGCAACGGATAATCAGAAATTCATAGATGGGTCCTGGTATGAGGATCAATACCTTAATGGGCATTATCGAGATGAATATCTCATTAAGGGAACACCTCAATGGGCCAAGGAAACCAAGGCATATTATATCAATCGCATTCTAATGTATGCCGGATTTCCTCTTTCGATCAAGATTCTGGATCTCGGCGCAAGTTGTGGTCAATCTATGCGGGCATGGCAGGAGCGGGGCTTTAAAGATGTGCATGGTATCGAAATTAGTCATATTGCGGTCCTTCATGGTGGTATGCCTACGCTCAGACAAGGCACGGTTCAGAATATGCCCTACAAAGACAAGGAATTTGATCTAGTGTTCTCCTCGGCATTGTTTGAGCACATTGACGAATCGATACTTGACGATGTGCTGAAAGAATGCTTCCGGGTGGGCGTTGCACAAGCGCATTGCCTGTGCCTGGACAAAGGCACCGATCCTTCGCATATAAATATGAAGACGCCAGACGAATGGCTTAAAGTGTTTGAAAAATATACAAAGGATTTGGCCTTTATAGTATCCGATGAGCTTATGGGCACAGGCCCGCTTTTAATCGTATTGCCAGAGGATCAAATACCTTACCCTCTGGGAAGGAAATGTGCTGAAGATTATGCAGCCAATAACAACGATAAATAGCATTGAGGTCTCAAGCCTCTGCAACAATAATTGTCCCTATTGTCCGGCGCCCTTTCAGAAGAAGTTCCGGGAAACGGGAAATATGAGCATGGAGATATTTGAGAAAGCTATCGAATGGGTAGCGCATTTTTGCAAAATGGGCACACAGCTAGAGTTAAATCTATTTGGCATAGGTGAGCCTACGTTACACCCCGATCTTGCAGAGATGGTCAAATTAGCTCGTAATAGGTTACCTATAAGGCAGATCATACACCTCAACACTAACGGAAAATTGATGACTGAGGAGCTTGCACGGAAATTGAAGGATGCCGGGATCACAAGAATTGATATTACCTATCATGGCGATGCCCGCGTAACTACCAGAACGATTGAAATGTTTCGTAAATTAGGCATTGATGGCCAGCTTTCCGTTGATCCCATAACAAGACCTAACACCTGGGCAGGTCAAGTGGACTGGTTTGAAAGCCCCGTCAATTATCTTTGTCCCTGGCTTGATAAAGGTCAGGTCATGATTTACAGCGATGGCGATGTAACCACTTGCTGCCTGGATGCAGCAAAAAAGGGCATGGTTGGCAATATCTTTGATGACATAACGCAATTCAGGCTTGAGCCGTTTGAGCTTTGCCATAAATGTCATCAGATAGTGCCTGAGAGAATGCAAATGATCAAGGTGATGAATGGATGATTCAAGATAAATTAGAATAAGGCCACTCTAGGACCCGCGAATCTTAGAGCAGAACGATCAAGGTGGCTGGTAAGAGCTTACCCTTTTACTATGCTGCCTTTTTTCGTTGGCCACAGGAGGACAGAAAAATGCCTTACCCAACATTAGACAGTTTACCGGATAGCGTGAAAGTGCTTCCCAAGGATGCACAGGAAATCTGGCGCAATGCAGCAAATAGTTCTCTGGCAAAGACTCCTGACGATGACGAGAAAGCCTCAAAGATAGGCTGGGGAGCGGTCAAAAATGCCGGATTTGAGAAAGACGCGGAGGGTAACTGGAAAAAATCAGCTGCCCAAATGACAAAGGAACAGGATTATTCAATCTGGACTTCCATGAAATCGCGGTGTGTCAACAGCAATGATAAAGATTATGCCCGGTATGGAGGCCGTGGGATTTCCGTATGGCAGGGCTGGCAGGATAGTTTTGCAAATTTCATGAAAGATATGGGACCCCGGCCAGACGGTTTTACGATTGACCGGATAAACAATGACGGAAACTATGAGCCTAAAAACTGCAAATGGGTAGACCGGGGAACTCAGGCAAGAAACAGGGCTCATGCCAAAACCCATGAATTCGATGCCGAGATATTCAGCGTCGGGATTTGGAATGGTGACGCATACACGGAAGGCGATCTCAATGAGATAGTAGCGGCCTTCTATGAGCTACAGGAGAAAATCAAACCGCCGGTAAAACTGGCGCATGACAACAAAATGCACTTGGAAGACGGGCAGCCTGCCCTCGGGTGGGTCAAGCATCTGAAAAAAGTCGGCGACAAGCTGATAGCCACTTTGAGCGATGTGCCTGAGATACTTTACAAGGCGATCAAGGCGAACCGTTACAAACGAATCAGCGCCGAGATCTACTGGAACCTGAAAGAGAGCGGCAAGACCTTTAAACGGGTTTTGTCCGCCGTTGGATTGTTAGGAACCGATATCCCTGCAGTTAGCAATCTTGCTGATCTAGAAGCCTTTCTGAGCCTGACTCCCGAAGCCGGGACGTTTGAGAAAATGGCCAGTTATAGCTTTGATGTCAATGAGAGCGGGGAAATTAAACCTGAGAAAGATGAGGTGAACGAAATGGACGAGAAAGAAATCAAAAAACTAACTGATGATCTCAAAGCGGCAAATGCCAAATTGGAAAAGTCAGAAGGCGAGAGCAAGACCTATAAGGCCGAGGCCGAGGTCTTAAAGAAAGAAAAGGCCGATGGTCTTAAGACGGCTCGGACTGATGAAGTCAAGGCTTTCTGTGAGCAGATGGTCAAGGACGGCAAGATGACCCCGGCGGCACGGGATATTCTGACCAAAGACCTCGACACTCACGTTTACACCGATGAGGCCGGTTTCTCCATCACGTTCGATGCCTTTAAGAAATGCTTTGAGACCCATGCCAAGGTCTTTGATATCACGGAAAAGGGCAAAGAAGGTGAAGGCGAGGGAGAGGGCGATCACAAAACGGTGAGCGAGGAGCTTGCGGCCAAGACCAAGAAATACATGGCCGATCACAAGGATGTGAACTATGCCGAGGCTTCCAAGGCCGTGCTTGATACCGACAAGGATCTTGCCGAGCGGTATGCTTTAGAAGACCTGTAAGATCAGGTCATTATATATAGGAGGTGATAGTACATGGCCACTCAGAATGTACGCATGAACACAACCATTAAGGCAACGGAAGATCTCAATACGTCTGCCTTTCAGTATCACGCTATCGCCCTGGTTGACGGAAAGCTCGCAAATAACGGCGAGGAAACAAGCGGCATTTTGCTCAATAAGCCCAAAGATGGCGAATTTTTGTCTCTCGGGTATGTGGGCGAGATGAAGTTTGCCGCCGGTGCAGCGATTTCAGCAGGTGCGAAGCTAGTAGTGACAACTTCCGGCTGGTTTACAACCGCCGATAGCAACGATCCAATTTTAGGAGAAGCCAAAGCCGCCGTGACCTCCGGGTCAATAGGCACAGGGCTTTTTAATCTCCCAACCGGGACAGACAAGTCAAATATAGTCATAGCATCGCTTACATCAAGCGTTGACATGATTGCAGGAACGGCAATGCACTTAGTTGATCATGAGCAAGCCGATGTTGGTCAAGAGGCCGATGCCGTGGCATTAGGCGCGGCAACCGCTGGAACCGCCACCAATTTTGGCCTTCTCGGGATCATGAATGTACGTATTGACCCTGCAAAGGTCTCTTCTTTGGGAGATGGTTTAATGATAACGACTTCCGGGTATTTTCAACCAGTGGATTCCGGTTATTATGCTATCGCGAAAGGCTTGGCAAATATCGGAAGTAATGCACTCGGGAGCGCCCTGTTTCTCGGTGGAACCCTTGGCTATGTTTCGTCAATGTAGGAGGTGATTATTTATGGCAATTCAGGGTCAATTTGCAGTTACAAGCAAAATTCAAGCTGGAGAAGATCTCAGCACTCATCAATATAAGGCTATTGCATTTGATGATGGTGAACGGGCTGATGATAGCCACGAAGCCGCTGGAATCATACTCAATAAACCAAAAGACAATGAGCATGTGGAATACGGCGTAATGGGAGAGTTCAAATTCTGGGCAGGTGGTGCAATCACCGCTGGCAATAGGCTCAGGGTGACAACCGATGGCTGGATGGCTCTTGCTGATAGTGGTTATTATACTGTTGGTCGGGCCAGAGCTACTGTTACCAGTGGTAGCATCGGAACGGGATTTTTCAATTTTGCTGCGCCGTTTTATCAAGACGTGAGCTCATTATAACACGAGGAGGTGAACGAAAATGGCAGGAGGAGGAGCAACAGGTCACGACCTGCACGTAGATCAGCATTTATCGAATATAGCGATT